CACCGAGCAAGTCCACACAGTCATTACGGAATGGACGGAGAAAAGAGAGGCAATGCCTTGGAACGAGGCGACCGGAGGGCACATGGAAAGGCTGACTATTCAGGTCGAGCCACGTGTCTGAAAAGCCAGTCTTCTGGCGATTAACTACAAGTCCAAAGGTAGAAGTGACTTCTTCCCACAAAGAGAAGAATTTACGGTTACCATTGAACATGCAGTCATCGCCGTTGAAACGGCCAACCCTCCTAACGCCGGAACCAAAGGTAATGTCGCAGCAGATGTCGTAAGAGACCTTGTTGATAAGGCACAGAATTGGGAAACTCAAAAGGTTCCCCATCATCTGTTTTCTAGTCAACTTATAAAGTGTCTTGCGGCTTTTAGACCACAAATGAAGGTCCCCCACTGCTGCCAACATAATACCTCTCTCCTCCTCAGTGAGATAAGAACTCTCAGCCAACACACTCGTGATAGCCTCGGTCACCCAAGGTAACACGTTGTCAGTGGCGGCCGTATAGTCACCGGAGATGAACGACTCTCCGGGCCTACGGTCATCGACAATCGACTGAAAGTCCCTTTTCTCAACGTCCCCCCTTACACACCAACCAAAACTGGTCAAATGATCGTAGAGCGCTTCGTGAACAGGGGCTAGAACCCTTTTTACACGCGCGCTCTGCATCGTGACTACCCGGAGTTTACCTTTCGTCTTGGCTACGCCTAATCTTAGCTCCGAGATACTGCCGTAGCAGTCGTCTCGGACAGATATGGTACCGCCGCGAAAAGAGGTCTCTTCCAAACAGCCATTTTGGTCAGTGTATCCTCCCCCCCACCCATTATCGTCCCCCTTCACTAATTGTCTGCTCCTGGAGAGCCTCTCCCCCCATCCCGCGACCAACTCACGCACACGCTCCTTAAGGGTCCACTCAGGTGAGTAGGCCCAAGAACGATTAACGGGTGGTACAGGACGAGTGGAGGCTTTAAGCCAGTTAGCTTTGGCTATCTGTGCTGCGGTCTTATCACAACTCGTGCAAGCCACATCGAAGATCCTAACGCAAGACTTAAGTACAATCTTGCATTCCCTTCTACGAAACTCACCCAAGTCATGCCCGGCAGAGGCACAAATCTCGTCAAATGATGCCCGGGCTGCAAGGCAATTCGAACCCCAATTGGTGGGTCGTGGAATAATGAGGTCAAACTCAAGTTCCACTAATCGAATCGCT